GGCATTAATTCAAATTCGCTTTCACACAATTCATCAGAACGATCTTTGATTTTGTATACTTTACCATCATATTTAGTGTTATCGAATTCTTTATGCGATGATAATTTCGTCATAAACTTCTCATCATTCACATTCGGATACAAATAATCCAAATAGCTTGCATCGAATTTGTATTTTTCTTTATCAATTAACTCATTTACAATAACGAGCCTTTTCTTTGGTTTTGGCTTGGGTTCTTCTTTTTCCACTGGTTTTTCGGGTTCGTTTATTATAACCTTTTTCTTTTTTTTCTTCAAAACAACATTTGGTGACGGTGTTTTCTTCTTTGTTTCATTATTCACTGGACGCCGTATCTTTATTGTAATTCCTTTTACTTGATTTTTCAATTTTGTATATTCTTTATCGTCAATATATTCAAAATTATGGTCCTTATAATTTTTATCATAGAAATCTTTCCATTTATCACTTTCCAGGACAGCTTTTAAAGAAATTGGGATGAGCCGAACAAATCTATTATTAGGATCTCTAATAAATTTATATGGTTTCAATGGTTCAATATTTCCATTTTTCGTAGTTACATGCCATTTCGGAACACCCTTACTAGACTTCCTCTTTTTATCTTCGTTCATATATTATAATATAATATATTAACTACGATTCATACACAGCATATTTTGTTAAACATGTGTCTATTTTTTGAATGAGTCGTTTTTTTTCTAAATTATAACAACGAATATGTTCTAAACATTGATTTATATTCATCCATTTCATATTACTCACTTCCGACTTTTGAAAAGTATCCATTTTCATATTTTTATTATATTCCATATACATCACAAAATACTTATGCTTGTATGACTTGAAATTAGAACCGGTGAAATTTTCATCATAAGGAACTATGTTCTGAATATTATGTAAACTTTTTTGATGAAACCCCGTTTCTTCACAAAATTCACGTATTGCACATTCATAATCGTTTTCATGTTGATTCCTTCGACCTTTTGGAAAGCCCCATTCGGGTTCGTCATATTCTTCGTATTGTTTCGACTCTTCTATTAAAGTAACCAACGAATAATTACCATCGTGTGTGTTAATTCCTTCTTTCAATAAATCGAATTTATCCTTAGCTATGTTTTCTTCATATTTATATTTATTTTGTGTCTCGGTGTCACACCATATTTTCTTCCATAACTCATTGAATTCTGTATTCAATAAACCATGTTTCTCGAATTTGGTCATTTGCTTTATCAAGTTCAAAATATATTCCTTGTTTTGAATAGTATACTTACCACGCATAAATTCAATGTACCCAAGTGTTTCTTTACGTCTTATCATCAAATATTCCTTCGTATTGTTATTGTATCTAAAACAGATGATTCCTAAACTGATAATAGGCAATTTACAATTACTAAACAAATGTCCTATTTTTCCACAATTATTGCAATAATTATCCATTCGATTATACTAAATAATATTTATGTTTAAATTCTATATACTTATTACATGAAATATAATCCCGAAGTCTGGGGGCCTCATTATTGGTTCGTTTTACACTCCATCGCTAATACTTATCCCAAAGTATGTAATCAAGTAACAAAGCGTAAATACTATGACTTCATTATGAATATACCCATGTTTATCCCAGATAGTGAAATAGGAAACTATTTTAGCAATATACTTGACAAATATCCTGTTACGCCATATTTAGACACGCGCGAATCTTTTAAACGTTGGATGAATTTTATTCATAATAAGATCAATAGTCATCTTGAAAAAGACAATATTTCTTTTGATCGTGCGAATGAAATTTATTTGAATCATTATAAACCCAAACCGGTAATATATGCTGAACAGTACAAAATACGGAAACATCATATTTATTTATTTTTCACTTTATTAGCCTTGATTTTAATCTATGTAAATTATAAATAGACTAACCATGAGATTCGAAATAATTATCATTATTATTACAATATTGATTATGGGCAATATTTATACGGACGGAAAATACTTAGCAATGGCGATGACGTGGAAAAAATATTATCAGATGATAGGAGTAGCGATTGTAGGTATTTCCGTTTGTTTTATGTTGCGAAAAAATCCAGAACGTGCACGCGAGATTATATATTCGTCTAACGAATATTTACGTAATCTGCCTGTAGATAAAAGCACAAGTAGTATGATTCACCCGATTTTAGATATGACGAAACAGCAAAACTATTTCAACCATCCACAAAATATTCGCAATGCTAATTTATCAAATTACAAATACCAACAAAAAATTATGAATTCCGGAACCAAAGCCACTAAGCGTTCTGTAAGTGAAACAAAGAAAAAATTCGTTGCAGCACAGCAAAATTGGCATTGTGGAGACTGCAAAAAACAGCTACCAGCATGGTTTGAAGTTGATCATACAATCCGTTTGGAACATGGAGGCAGTAATCATGTGGATAATTTAGTTGCACTTTGTCGTGATTGTCACGGGAAAAAAACGGCCATTGAGAACCTATAATTTAATATACCTCTTTCATTTAATTATATGATTATATAGTATAATTATATGAATTTTGAATACAGCAATATTTCAATACAAGATATTTATCAATTTCTGGTGATTACATGTATCATATTTGCATTTGCATTATTTTTGTATTTGAATCCTAATGTTGAAAATTCGAAATATTATGTTTATGTGCTCTTAATATTGATAGTAATTTTTATCATTATCGCATTTTCAGTATATTCAAATAATTCAAAATCGCAAAATTCAACTATATACATATTTTTCGGTACATTATTGATTTTTACCCTTTTATATTACGCTTATGATTATTTTACGACATTAGAATTAACAAATAGTGAAACGTATATTTTCATTTCACAGTTGTTTCTAGTTGTAGGTATTTTAGTAGGTATGTCTTTATTTTTCAATATATTTAGTGAAAAAATACGACGTATTCCTGGAATGTGGGGCTTCATTATCAACTTTATTTTCTATATTCCTTGTATTTTCAGTGATATAGTGGGATATATAAAGACACAGTTGAAATTAACGCCTTCTATTAGTTATTTGTTATTGTATATAGAAACACTCATTATTGTTGTGTACTTTTTATTACCTATTATTTATAAGGACCTCATCGCTAAAAAAGAATATGTAATTATGCGAGAACCAAGATTTTTGAATTATCATTCTACCATTGCATCTGGAAAAGAACTACCAAAAATTAATCAAAAGAATCAATCTGGAGGTGAATTGGGAATGGAAAAGAAAATCGACGAAGAATCGAGAAATAATTTTTCATTATCAATGTGGCTTTATTTGAACACACAAGACAGCACAACTAAAGTGAAACACATTTTTAACTATTCAGGAGAACCGAAAATAGAATACGTTGATATGGAAAATGGAGAACACATCAAAAAATGCAAGTTCACCTTGTTCGAAAATACCAATGGTGAACCCTCTGTATATTATCGTAGTTTAGAAGAACAAAAGTGGAATCATATTGTATTCAATTATAATAATAACAAATGTGACTTATTTATTAATGGTATTCTCGAGCATTCTGCGATTGCAACCTATATCAAAAACAAAACAGAATATGACAAAATTGAAATAGGTGATGATAACTTGAAGGGAGCCATATGCAACATTTCTTATGTTGCCGACGTTTTGACAGATGGAGAAATCGCAACAAATTACAATATTCTTTTTAATAAAAATCCGCCATTAAATAATGTAGTATAAAATATATATGAGTACTACTATTGTTGTGTTGGGGGTAATTTTACTCGTCATTCTATTTTTAACATTATTTAGTGACTATTTTAGCGGAACTACATCACAAGTTGAAGAAAAAAGTCTTGCTAGAGATTCTGTATCGTCAATTCCATATACCGACTTGACAAAACCGGATGCTTCGCGTTTTACTTATTCCATTTGGGTATATGTTGACTCGTGGAACACAAACACTGAAAAAGTCGTATTTCATAGAGAATATGATACGAAATTATATTTAGATGAAAACAATTCAAAACTAATGCTGAAATGCGGCAGTTCTGATTCAACCGGTGATACTTATTCAAATACCATCGAGGTCGTAAATAACTTTCCTTTGCAAAAGTGGGTGCATATTTTGATTAGCTACGATAATAACATTTGCGATATTTATTTGGACGGTAAAATGGTGAAATCAGTTCAGTTATCAGGTGACCCTGCATTCAATGTGAGTATGAAAGATAAATCAATTAAATTCGGTAGTGGATGGGACGCTTATATTTCCAAATTTGAACGAAAACCTAATCCTACCGACCCTAAAACCGCTTATGATATGTATCGCGAAGGTAGCGGTGCCACATCACTAGGAAAGGCACTTGGTAACTACAATGTCAATTTATCATTCTTGAAAGATAATGTAGAAACCAGTAAATTTGCTTTATTTTAGATTTAACTTATATAATTATTTATATATTAATTATATAGCATGGATTTCAATAAACCTTTTGGCGAAAGAATGGAAGATAATAATAATAATAATGACTATGATAACTATAATGACAAAAATAATGGAGAATCACAGAAAGGGTTCTTCGAATCCATCAAAGAATCCTTTACAAATACTTTCAACGATTTAAAAAACAAGGACGTCTCTGCAAGCGCAAGTGAATTCATGGAATCCAACACAATTGTAACAAAATTCGTATTTTTAATATTGGTTCTCATAGGATTTTTAGTTCTAGTCAATTTAGGGATTAATTTGCTCATGTACTTTTTACTAGACAGTCCCGATCCATATGTAGTAAAAGGTCTAATAAATGGTAATAGCCAAAAGACAGTTTACCAAGATCCAAATAATTCTAACTCTATTACTATTTACAGATCCAATAATCAAGATAAAGGCATGGAATTTACTTGGTCAGTATGGTTAAAACGAACGGATAACAATAGTATCAGTGAAGTAGATCATCTTTTCAATAAAGGCAGCACATTAACAACTGAAACAAACGACGTTCTCATTAATGGACCGGGTGTGTACTTTATGAACGACATGGGTGCAAATAATAATCAAAATAAAATATTGATAAAAATGGATACAGTTGTTGGAAAAACAAGCGGTATAGTCACAGAAGAGGTTATTGTAAATGATCTTCCATTTAAAAAGTGGTTTCATTTAGCCATTCGTCTTGAAAATAAAATCATGGACGTTTATGTAAATGGCGAAATTGTAAAACGTGTATCCTTTGAACATGTTCCCAAACAAAACTACGGAAATGTAAATGTTTGTCATAATAAAGGATTTAGTGGTAATTTATCCGATCTTCGATATTTCAGTAAAGCCTTGAATGTATTTGAAATCACAAATATTGTTAACAAAGGACCTAATTTATCATCTGGTGATAGTGATAATAGTACATATGATTATCTTGCTAATATTTGGTACACACAAAATAATTATAATTAATCATTATATATATGAGTAATAACGCAACGTGTACTACATTGTATAACAATTTCAAAAATATATTTCAAATTGTTACTCCTGGTCCTCGTAATCAAATTGTTTCACCTTATACTAACTCTACATTGGACGTAAGTGGAACGCGAAATGCATTGACACAACAAGATTTGAATATGAGAAGAAAAGCCGAAATTTTACAATACAATAAAAATGGTTCAAATAACGCGAAAATATCCAAAAAACAAAATTATTCTAGGATCGCTAAAGGTGTTAAGAATTATACAGCAACAGCTAATAATCAAGCCTGTAATACAACGTATAATTTATTAACTCCTACGTACGCATCCGATGTTCCTGGACCATTGCAATTTTTAACATATAAACCGGAAGTGCCTTTGTATATGTACGCCATGAATACAACGGCATTTAATGAAAATGAAACAGAGAATACTTTATTTTTCCATGATATTAATAAAGAATACAAATGTAATAATAATGTGTTAACACAAGTATTTAGCATGATAAATATGAATCCTAAAAATATAGAGGGATATTTGAATCTATCTATTCCTATTGGTATTTTTGCCGAAGGAACTACTGTTTCCGGAGCAGAAAAGGAATCCATATTTTTATCGGGTGTTGAGATGATTATTCGAAGTAATAGAGATAATTCTATATTGAATGTTACATATGACACTAATATCCAAAAAATAAATAACAATGGTATACTTTTTGATACTTCGTCAAATGGATATTTCATTGCTCAACAAAAAATAGGATTATTAGAAATATATAACATTGATATCGATGTATCTGTCTATTCTATTTATGATTTTTATTTTAAATTTACAGTAGAAACAAATATGAATGGCTCATATGAAAATTTGAACGTAGGAATAGTGACAAATATATTAGGTAATGGTTATAATAATTGCGAAAAATACTTTTATACAAACTTACCTATATACAGTAAATTTCATCATTATTTTAATGACGTTTTAAATAACAGCTTTAATAATTTTGATTTTGCAAATTTATTTCGAGTCAACAATGATGATGTCTTTATTACATATAATGATGTGCCTGTTTTACGTAAAGGTGAATATTACGCCGATGAAATATTTGAGATATACTATGTTAATAATTATTATTGTTATAAACGAAATAATATCATAACATTTTTCAAAATAGAATTCCTATCAAACTAATTATAATAATCAATTATGCTATTATAATTTATATTGCATTACTGCTTGAATCAAGAGCACTATCTATTACTGCTACTACTTGTTCTTTCATTTGTTCTTTCACTTGTTCTTTCACTTGTTCTTCTACGTCTAGTTTTATTTCTTCTAATTTATCTACTTGATTTTGTGCTTCTTCTACCTTTTCCAATAAAGCCTGTTTTGCTTCATCTACGTTGGATTTTGCGTCTTCCACATGTTCGGCAACCTTTTCTTTTACGTCTTCTAATTTTTCTTGGGCATTTTCTACTTGGTCTGCAACCTTTTTTTTTGCTTCTTCCAATGTATCCTGTGCTTCTTCTACCTTATCCAATAAGGCCTCTTTTGCTTCATCTAAGTTTTCTTGTACTTCTTCTGTAACACTCCCAATAACATCTTTCAAGTCATTATTTGAATTATCTAATATTTCAATGACAGCTTTTAGACTACTGATGCAACATGAACGCAACGACATTATATATACTATAAACATTTTAATTTATCTTCAAACATTGTTCTCTATTGGGAAATATTTGTCCTGACATACATTTATCATACTCGTTTACCTGAATACAGCTTCTACGGTTATCAAACTCACCAACTAAACACCAACCGGCTTTATTAGAAGAAATGGGTTTTTGAATTGGACTTTCTGCACTATCCATCAAAGCATTATTCGGTTGGTCATCAACACTTAATACACTATCTAATTGATTTTGAGCATCTCCTACACTTTGGATAGCTCCTTCCCCTACATCAATCGCGGTTTTTCCTACATCAGATGCAACATCTGCCGATTTGTTCAAAATTGAACCAGTTGTATATCCTAAAATGGATAATAATTCTGTTACTAAAGGACTAAATATTCGGATGATTAATTTGATAATATTACTCAGAATATCCAACAAATTAATACCTAAAAATGATAATACCAACAAAATAGACAATACCATAATGATAATATTTTGGGGTGTCATTGAAAAATTACTCATCATGGGTTGTGATTGTGATTCTGGTTGCGTCTGCATGTTTGGTTGTGCTACTGGTTCGCTTTCTTG